CCGATGCTTTCGGCTACTATGCCGAATATCGCCACCCGCTGAAGAAGGTGCGTATCCTGGGCGTTTCAGTTTGACCTTGCACATCAGTAAGCGCTTACTTACAATGCGGGTCCACAACTCATCAGAGCCCAGGCATGCCGGATAACATTCAGGATCAGCTGCGCGCCTTCTACGATCGCCGGCATCCAGCCTATAACGGGCTCGTCGAGCACTGGAAGTTCCTCAAGGACACCTATCGCGGCGGCCGCGACTGGTTCAACTCGAACGTCTTCCGCTACTACAAGGAGGGCGACGAGGAGTTCAAGAAGCGCCTCGAGCGCGCCTTCCGCTTCAACCACACCAAGGAAGTGGTTGAGCTGGTCCAGAAATACCTGTTCAAGGCCGATATCAGCCGCAACGAGAGCCAGGCGCCGGAGATCGTGCGCACCTTCTGGAAGCGCACGACGCTGTCCGGACTCTCGATCAGCCAGATGATGCGCATGTCGGCCGCCGCCAATTCGATCGGCGGCCGCGTCGCCGTCGTGGTCGACAACAACATGCCGGCGACCACCGGCGTTGTGTCGCGTGCCGAGGCGCGGGCGAAGAAGTTCCGCATCTACGCCTATGTCGTGCCGGCCGAGGACATCCTCGACTATGCCTGGGATGAGGACGGCGACGGCGAGCTGCTCTGGGTCAAGCTGCGCGAGCGCGTGCGCGACGACGCCGATCCGCTCACCTCGAGCGGCGACATCGTCGAGCGCCAGCGGCTGTGGACGCGCAAGGAATGGATCCTCTTCGAGGACCAGGAGGTCCAGGAGACGACCGTCACGCTCGGCCAGTCCCAGATGAAGCGCAAGATCGTCGAGGTGAAGCGCGGCACCCATGGCCTAGGCTTCGTGCCGGTGCGCTTCCATGACCACACGATCGGCGAGGATCCCTATCGCGTTCCCGGCCTCATCGACGACATCGCCTATCTCGACCGGGCGGTCGCCAACTATCTGTCGAACCTCGACGCGATCATCCAGGACCAGACCTTCTCGCAGCTCGCCATCCCGGCGCAGGCCGTGCAGCAGGGCGACGACCTCTACACCAAGATCCTCGACATGGGGACGAAGCGGATCTTCGTCTATGACGCGGGGCAGGGCTCCAGCGCCGCGCCGCACTATCTCTCGCCCGATCCGAAGCAGGCCGGCGTGATCCTGGCGGTGATCAACAAGATCATCAACGAGATCTACCACACGATCGGCCTCGCCGGTGAGCGCACCAAGGAAGACAATGCCGTCGGCATCGACAATTCCTCGGGCGTCGCCAAGGCCTACGACTTCGAGCGCGTGAACTCGCTGCTGCTCGCCAAGGCGCAGTCCTGCGAGAATGTCGAGAACTGGCTGGTCAACACCGTGCTCGCCTGGGCCGGCGAGAAGCCGGTCGTCGAGGATCTCGTCACCTATCCGACGACCTTCGACGTCATGCGCCTCGTTGACGATCTCGTCACCGCCGAGGCGCTCGCCAAGATCGCCGCTCCGATCGAGGTCCGCCGCCAGCAGATGCGGCAGACCATCGACAAGCTCTTCCCGCAGCTGGCTATCGACCTTCGCAAGAAGCTCGAGGCGAGCATCGATGACTGGCTGGAGGGGACCGACGTCCTCCTGCAGCCGCCCACCGCCTTCGGCGGCCAGAAGGCCGCCGCTGCACCGAGCAAGCAGGGCTCGGTGACGAAGAACACGCCAACCACCAAGGCACCCGCCAGTAAGGCAACGGCTGCCTGACACCGATCCGGCCGAGAAACTGGCCATAGCTGAAGATCGCCCGAGAGACTGGGCAAGGAGACCGAAATGACGACCAAGACCAACACCGCCGGCGTGCGCTTCGCGCCGTTCACGAGCTTCATCGGCGCCCCGCGCGTCGTGTTCTCGCCGAACGAGGACGGCACCCCGACCGCGGAAGAGACCGCCGCGGCGGCTGCGGCGAAGGAAGCCGAGGAGGCTGCTGCCCGCGAGGCTGCCGAAAAGGCGAAGGGCAAGGAGAGCGACGATCCGCGCGTCGAGGCGCTGGAGCGCGAGAAGGCCGAGCTGCTGCGCGAGGTCATGAAGCGCAAGGACGCCGAGAAGCAGGCCAAGGAGGCGCTCGCGGCCTATGAGGGCATCGACCCGGTCAAGGCCAAGGAACTCGCCAAGGCGGCTGCCGACGCCGAGAAGGCCGCGGCCGAGACGCGCGGCGACTTCGAGCGCGTGAAGGCGATGATGGCCGAGGAGGCCGAGAAGGACAAGGCGAAGCTTCGCAGCGAGCTCGAGGAGCTGCGCCGGGCGCGCGAGGCCGATGCCGCGGTCATCGACCGCCTGACCATCGGCTCCGACTTCTCCGCCTCGACCTATATCCGCGAGAACCTGACGCTCACCCCGACCAAGGCCCGGGCGCTCTACGGCGCGCACTTCGAGACCAAGGACGGCGTGACCATCGGCTATGACAAGCCGGCCGGCGCCCCCGACCGCACGCCTCTCGTCGATGCCTCCGGCCGGCCGCTGCCGTTCGACAAGGCCTTCGAGCGCATCATCGACGCCGATCCCGACAAGGATACGCTCCTCAAGTCGAAGATCACGCCCGGCGGCGGCTCGCGCACGACCGAAGAGAAGGGCAATGACAAGCCCAAGGACACGCTGTTCGGCATGTCGCGCATCGCCGCTTCTCTCCAGAAGGGCGAATAACCACTCGTTATAGCAGCGAAAGTAAGTGGCGACTTATTTTTCTGCTTGATCGATGACCGCCTCATGGTTTAGGGTGTGGGTAAGTCATCACTTACTTATCCCGCCCTGGGATCACTGAGGAGTCAACAATGCCGCTGCTCGTTACCGAAGCCGCGAAGCTGGCCATCGAAGACCGGCAGCGTGGCGTCATCGAGGAGATCATCACCGAGGATGGTCTCTACGCCCTGCTCCCCTTCGTCCATGCCAATGACAAGGTCTACAGTTATGTCCGCGAGGCGACGATTGCCGGCGGTGGCTGGTTCTCGGCCTATGAGGATCTGGAAGAGAGCGCCTCGACCTTCACGCCCGTCAGCACCGAGCTGAAGGTTCTGGCTGGCCAGGTCGACATGGACAAGTTCACCACGACTGTCCGTTCGGGCCTCAACGACCAGATCGCCATCCAGCTCGCTGCGAAGACCAAGGGCGTGTCCCGCGACTTCCGCAATACGCTGATCAACGGCTCGGTCTCCGTCAATTCCAAGCAGTTCGACGGCCTCAAGGTTCTGACGCCGGGCGCCCAGACGCTCTATGCCGGCACCAATGGCGGCCCCGTCACCTACGACCTGCTCGACCAGCTCAAGGACACGGTCAAGCTCGGCGCCGACGTGCTGATGATGCAGCGCGCCACCTGGCGTGCGATCAAGGCCATGAACCGTCAGGCCGGCGGCAACACCGCCGACATGATGATGATCGAGAACTTCGGCAAGCCGGTTCCGGCCTATGACGGCACCCCGGTCATCTTCAACGAGTTCATCCCGATCAACGAGACCCGTGGCTCGAACAACGACACGACCTCGATCTACGCCCTCCGCCTCAATGAGGTGGACGGTCTGCACGGCCTCTACGGTGGCCCGTCGGCCGGTATGCGCGTCGAGAAGATCGGCACCCTCGAGGGCCGCGACGCCGAGCGTTGGCGCGTGACCTGGTACTGCGGCCTCGCCCTCAAGGCGACGCATGCGGTGGCCCGCCTGGCCGGTGTGACCAACGTCTAAGGTTGCACCTAAGTCAGCACTTACTTATGATAGGGGCAGAGGCAACTCTGCCCCTTTCATTTTGGACCCTCCATGACCCGCATCGAGATCTACGGCCGTGACGGCTGCAGCTATTGCGACAGCGCCAAGATGCTGTGCGAGCTGCGCGGCTATCCCTTCGTCTACCGCAACACGACCGGCGACAGCCAGGCGCTGGCCGAGATGATGGCCCGCAACCCGGCCGCCAAGACCTTCCCGCAGATTTTCGTCGGCGACACCCTGATCGGCGGCTTCGCCGAGCTCTCCGGGACGCCCAAGGCTCACCTCCAGCAGCTGATCGGTGAATGACACCATGAACAAGAAGATCCGCCTGACCGGCAAGGCCTATCGCGGCTATACCGGCTTCCTCGGCACCGTCGAGTTCGTCGACGGCGTCTCCGTGCATCCGCTCGACATCTATGCCCGCGACCGGATCGCGCTCTCCTTCGACGCCAACGAGATCGACGAGGACGGCAACGAGGAGCGCGCCGGCGTTGCGCATCGCCTGGTCGCCGCCTCCAAGGCCGCGGCGCCGGTGATCAAGGCTGCCGAGCGGCAGACGGAAGAGGAGAAGGAGGCCGAGCTGCGCGCCGACAAGCTCCGCGCGAACCAGGCGCCGGCCGACCAGATCTATACCCGCGAGGAGCTCGAGGCTCTGGCGCGCAAGGAAGGCATCGCCGGCCTCCGCCACAAGGTCGCCGACAAGTGGGGTCTCAAGCACCGCGCCATCGGCACCCTCATCGAGATGGTTCTCAAGGCGCAGGAAGCCTTCATCGCCAAGAAGAACGGCGGCGTCGCCGACCCGGTCGTCGCCAAGGATGCCCCGCCGCCCGAGAACCCGGTCATCCCGCCGCCCGTGAAGGAGGCCGGCGAGGAGGTCGATCCGGACGATATCGGCCTGCCGCCGGCGCCGGTCGAGAAGGATGAGAGCGACGAGGATGACGAGGTGCTGCCACCGATCGTCGGTCTCGCCGAGGCTCTGATCAAGGCCGAGCAGGATGCGGCTGCCGAAGGGGAGGGCGCCTCGAGCGAGGCCCAGTAAGCCATGAAGGTCTATCCGGAGAACAGCACCCCGCAGCTCAATGTCCCGTTCACCGATCTCAACGGCGATCCCCTGACGCCGCTGGAGGTGATCGCCCATGTCTATGACCAGGACGACGCGCTGCTGGGCGACCTCGGCGACATCGCCTTCGATGCTGCCTCCGGATCGACCATCCTCACCGTCCCGGCCGAGTTCAACCAGCTTGCCGCCGGCGAGATCTTCACCGTTCGCACGGTGCGGGTCGAGCTCATCAATGCCGAGCAGGCCGTCATGCGGGAGACCGCCTATATCCTGCAGGGCGCCTCGCGCATCGAGCTCCTCAAGAACTCCTTCCTGTCGCTGGCCATGGCCGAGGCGATGGCGCGCGACCAGGTCAATGTCTCCGGCTGGACGGTCGCGCCCGAGCAGCAGCGCATCGCGGCACTGATCGAGGCCTTCGGGCGGCTGATCTCGATCCCGATGCGCTATGCCCGCAAGAACAGCTTCAACCGCCTGGTCCAGGAGGACGAGGTGGTCATCCGGCGCGACGAGTGGCTGGAGCTCACCACCGAGGCCTGGAATGCCTTCCCGGTGCATTTCCGCACCGCGCTGCGCCGCGCCCAGTTCATCGAGGCTAACGAGCTGCTGCAGGGCGACACCATCGCCCAGCGCCATCGCGCCGGCATCGCCTCGGAGACAATCGGCGAGAGCTCGGTCACGCTGCGGGCGGGCAAGGTCGATTTCGGCGTCTCCAGCCAGACCCTCTCGGCGCTCGCCGGCTATGTCTACTTCAACAACCGGGTGGAGCGCGCATGATCTCGGCTCTGCTCGACACCGAGGCCGATCTCGCGGCCGGCCGCTACGAGCTCCTCACCGACAGCCTGCAGAACCTCTTCGCCGGCAGCTTCGGCGCGCCCGATGCCGGCGCTGGCGCCCAGACCGTCCGCGTCGTCGCCGATGCCTACCAGATCGCGGAGACCTGGCTCGGCGCGGAGAAGGCGCATGTCACGCGCGTCGTCGACGCCATCGCGAGGGAAGCGCACAGAGCGACGCTTTTCGAGATCGCAGGTGACGTGCATGACGATCTCGCGGCGCACGCCCTCGAGCATCTGAGCGTCTCTGAGCAGTATCTCCTCGACGAATTGATCGCGCAGATACACCGCGACATCGCGCTGGTGCGTCAGACGCTGCAGGGCGTCATCCTGGACATCTCGATGCGCTCCCGCACGCGCCAGATCCCGGTGCGCCAGGCGCTGATCGAATATCGCGTGCAGTCGCCGGACACGATCCAGTTCGCCTTCATCGACCGCTCGGCCCGCCGCTGGACCTCGAAGCGCTTCGTGCGCACAGTTTGGCGGCACACGCTGCTCGCCGTCTACAACGAGGTCGTGATGATCACGATCGCCGATCATGGCCTCGGCACGGCTGCGGTGGTGCGCGAGACCGATGACGGCCTGGAGAACGTCTCCTCCATCTCGCTGACCGGCGAGGGCGATCTCAGCTCCTATGCCGAGATCCGCGCCGAGATCTTCCATCCGAACTCGAACGCGCGCCTGGCGCTGGGCTGATCCATGTTCAAGCCGAACTCCATCGGACTGCTGTCCCGGCGCACCGGGCGCGACGTGCATGGCCGCGCGGTCTATGGGCCGGTCGGCGAGTGCCCCTTCGCGCCCGTGAACCTTGCCGTCGGCGCCGACAAGACCTCGGTGCGTGCCGACTCCTCCGCCTCGCGCGGCGCCGCGGACGAACTCGCCGCCGTGCGCGCCAAGATCCTGGTCGTCCCCTATGTGCCGATCGAGATCGGCGATCGCTTCGTCTTCGAGGGCGTCAACTACCAGGTCTCGCGCAAGCATATCCGCCGCTCGGTCGCCGGCGTCGTCGACCATGTCGAATGCGACCTCGAGGTGACGCCGTGATCGAGATGCGCACCTATGGCTTCGGCGCCGCGGTGACGCGCCTGCGCCATATAGGCGACCGCGTCGTCGACGCCGCCCGCAAGCAGATGCACCGCTCTGCCGACAAGATCGTCGAGCTCGCCAAGCTCCAGGTGCCGGAGCAGGACGGCGATCTCAAGGAGACGATCCGCAAGGAGAAGAGCTACGGCTATCGCGGCCGCCTGCAGATCGACATCGTCGCCGGCGGCATCTCCTCGCTCGGCCGCGACACGACGCGGTATGCTGCCCTCGTGCATGAGGCCTATGAGACCGCGGTGGCGCCAAACGGCCCTGGCCCACGCACGGCGCGCAAGATGGCCGCCTATCCGCACATCAAGATCGGCTCGGGCTTCCTGTCGCGCGCCGCGGAAACCGAGCGCGCCAAGCTCGACCGGCTGATGGTCGACGCCATCACCAAGATCGACGGAGTGGATGAATGATCTTCGACATCCTCGAGGCGAAGCTCGCCGCGGCCGGTCTCGGTACGCCGGGCGTCAACATCTTCCGCGGCTTCATGCCGGCCGAGGTCACGATCGGCATCATGTCGCGCGATCCGCTGCAAGGCATCCCGGTCGACCAGGAGATCCCCGGCTGGTATCGCGGCGATCTGCAGTTCATCGTCCGCCATGTCGATCCGGTCGAGGGCCTGGCGCTCGCCAACCGCGTCATCAAGGCGCTGATCGTCCAGACGCCGGAGAATTACCCGGCGACGGAGGAGCGCGGCGCGGCACGCATCGTGCGTTTCTTCCCCAGCCAGCTGCCGATCAAGTATCCGCTGCTCGTCGGCAATGGTATCGAGTGGTCGCTGCACTTCGACACGGCATTCACCCTGAAATCTGACTGGACCTGACACCGAAAGTAAGCCCTCACTTACTTTCCGCTTGCCCACAAGGCGCCTCCTGGTTTAGGGTGATGATAAGTCACCATTTACTTATCAGGAGCGGCTGCTACGCTATGGCCTCGAACACGGAAAATGTGAAGCTGGGCGTCTGCAACGTCTACTTCGACGGCATCGACCTCGGTTACACGAAGGGCGGTGTCGAGGTCGAAGTGGCGACGGCGACGCATGAAGTCACCGTCGACCAGCACGGCTCGACCCCCATCTCGGAATTCATCACCGGCCGTTCGGTCTCGGTGAAGGTACCGCTCGCGGAGACGACCCTCGAGAACCTCGTCCTCATCATGCCGGGCTCGACGCTCGTCACCGATGGCGTGCGCTCTTCGGGCACCGTCACCTTCGCGACGGCCGCGCCGGTCAACTCCGACAGCGTCACGCTCGCCGGTACCGCGTTCACCTTCAAGACCGTGCCGGTCAATCCCAACGACATCGCCATTCCCGGCTCGGTAAATGCCGCGGCGGTCGCGCTCGCCGATGCGATCAACAACTCCGGCCTGCCGTTCTCGGCCGTGGCTGCTCTCGGCGTCGTGACCATCACCGCCAAGCAGCGCGGCGTCGCCGGCAACGTCACCCTCGCCAAGGTCGCGGCCACCCCGGCCAACATCGCGGTCTCGGGCGCGACGCTGACGGGCGGCGTGGACGTCACCAAGGCGCGTGTCGACATCCGCCACGGCATCAACGTCAACCTGCTCTCGGTCGCCAAGAAGCTCATGCTTCGCCCGGTCGGCACGACGGGCGCGGACGACTTCGTGGTCCACAAGGCGGCCTGCCCGGGCGCCCTGACCTTCGCCTACCAGACGGATGCCGAGCGCATCTATTCGGCGAACTTCAAGGGTTATGTCGCGGACGCGACCGGCAAGCTGGCTTCGGTCGGCGACGCCGCGGCGGCCTAAGCGCAACACGATCCAGCGGGCCAGGAGCGATCCTGGCCCAACCCTTCTCCCTCCTGAACCGAGCCCATCATGACCCAGTTTGTCGATCTCGACTCCGTCGTCGACGAGAGCCCGCTCCAGCTGAAGCTCAACGGCAAGATCCACCTGCTCAAGGTGGCCGACGTCGAGACCTTCCTCATCAATCTCAAGGAGATCGAGGAGCTTCCGCTGGACGCCTCGCCGCGCCAGGAGATCGAGCTCTACATGCGCCTCATCAAGCGCGCCTTTCCGACCATCGAGGATACGGAGCTGCGGAAGCTGACGATGGCGCAGCTGAAGAAGGTCAACGAGGTCGCCCAGGGCGTCTCCGGCCAGAAGGTCGAGCAGACCGGCGGTGACGAGGGAAACGCAACCCCGGAGTCGTAAAGTCGATCGACTTCGGCTTCCTCTTCGCAAGGGTCATGCGGGAATTTGCAATCCCGTATGACGCGCTCCTGAAGACGCCGATCAAGCGCTTCTGGTTCCTCAACCGGCAGGTCGACCGGCTCCGGGCGGAAGACGATCTCCGCCGCATGAAGGTGCTGGTCGCGGTCAACTCCAACGAGAGCTTCCAGCAGGCGCTGGACGGCTTCACCAAGCAGATGGGCACCATCGCCGTCTTCGAGGAAAAGACCAGGGAACTGGTCATCGATCCCGAAACCGGACTGGACCCCGAATTCGACAGGGCCGGACTGCACGCTCTCAAGGCAAAGCTCTGATCGCCCGGTCGAGTAAGTCACCACTTACTTAGGCGATCAGGACATGACGCAGATCCGTGTTGAGCTCGAACTGGCGGATGGGTCTTTTCAGACCAAGATCCTCCGCGCCGGCAAGGGCATTCAGGATCTCCGCAACGAGATCACCCGCACGAACCCGGCGCTCGCCCGCATGGCGGCGTCCGGCGCGGAGATCGTCCGCTCCTACACCCAGGTCAACAACGCCACCAAGGGCTTCCTCGGCACGCTCCGCGACGTCTCCATCGTCGCGGGGCTGGCCTCGCTCGGCATCTCGAAGCTCGCCGGCGTCAGCAATTCCTGGATCGGCGACGTCGTCCGCATCAACGCGGAGATGGAGCGCCTCAATGTCCAGATGCAGGCGATGTCGAGCGCCGCCGATCCTGTCAAGCAGGCCGGCGACACCGTCGCCTATCTGCGCGCCCAGGCGCAGCAGATGCCCTTCTCGCTCACGGCGATCACCAACGGCTTCGTGAAGCTGAAGGCGACCGGCATCGACCCGACGCAGAAGGCCTTCAAGTCGATCGCCGACGGCGTCGCGGCCTTCGGCGGCACCGACGAGTCCTTCAGCCGCGTGGTCCTCGCGATCACCCAGATGAGCGGCAAGGGCGTCATCCAGATGGAAGAGCTGCGCCAGCAGCTCGGTGAAGCCATGCCCAACGCGGTCGCGCTCATGGCGCGCTCGATGGGCGTCTCCATGGCGCAGCTCCTGAAGGACATCAACACCGGCACCGTCCAGGCGAAGCCCGCCCTCGAGCAGCTCTATGCCGAGCTCGACCGCACCTATGGCGGCCGCGCCCAGGCGATGATGCAGACCTTCGACGGTCAGCTGAAGACGACCGTCACCCAGCTCAACAACTTCGCGCTCGCCATCGGTGGCCAGACCGCCGAAGGCACCTGGGCCGAGGGCAGCTTCTTCGCGACCGTGAAGGAGCAGCTCTCCGACATCAACGACATGCTCGGCACTGACGCGGCCAAGCAGTTCGCGACGTCGATCGGCAGCGGCCTGACCCAGGTCGTCGTCGGCCTGCGCGAGACCATCAATACGCTCTTCGTCTTCCGCCGCGAGCTTCTCGCGGTCGGGCAGATCGCGGCTGGCGTCTTCGCCTTCCGCATCGCCAGCGCCGGCCTCGCCTCGCTCCAGCTCAGCCTGCGCGAGACGACCGTCCAGCTGTCCAATGCCGGGCTCAAGTTCCAGCAGGCACAGAGCTGGTTCGCCTTCACCTCGGGCGGCTTCACCTCCATGGCCACGGCCGGCCTGGCGGCGCAGGGCGCGCTGCGCGGCGTCGCGGCTGGTCTTGCCGGTGTCGCTGCCGGCTTCTCGGCGATCATGCCCTGGGTCGCTGCGATCGGCATCGCCGTCTACGCGGCCTCCTCCTATTTCGACATCTTCGGCACGCGCGTCCGCGAGGCCTATGACGACCTCGTGAAGTTCGGCGCCGAGAGCAAGCGCCAGGCCGAGGAGATCGTTGCGACCCGGCGCAAGCAGATCGAGAGCGAAATGGCGGTCATGGACCGTCGGCGCCGCCAGCGCGGCACGATGGGCCAGAATGACTATGCCGAGCAGCGCTTCCGCGAGCTCCAGCTGGAGCTCGAGGCTCTCGTCGAGGAGTCCGGCGGCCTCATCGAGGATGCCGAGCGCCGCGAGATCGAGAAGGCGCAGCGTCTCTACGAGCGCAAGATCCAGGACCAGATCGCGACCCGCAAGCGCGGCTACAATGAAGAGGCGAACGCGCTCTCGGAGAAGTACGAGGCCGAGCAGTCGGCGGCGGTCAAGGCCGGCGAGAGCATCAAGGCGATCGACGAGAAGTACCAGAGCGATCTCCTCGAGCTGCGCAAGAAGCTCGCCAGGGAAGAGCTCGCGATCTATCGCGAGCAGATCCGCCAGGAAGAAGGCGGTCTCGCCAACGCCACCGACAGCCAGCGCAAGATTATCCAGTCGCATCTCGACTGGCTGAAGGATCAGGCGCGCGCGGCACGCGAGCAGCTGACCGCGATCGAACAGTCCGGTCTCGCCGGCTTCGGCGTCGCGACCATCGCCAAGCCGACCGACGACAAGGCTGCCTTTGAGCGCGGCCAGAAGGCGCTCGACGCGCTGAAGACCGACGTCGCCGCGCTCACCGCGCGCCTCGGCGAGGCTTCCGGCGCGGCCGCGGCGATGATGCAGCGCATCCAGGCCGGCGACTACGGGAACATCAAGGACGGCACCGAGGCGGTCAGGGAGCAGGCTGCCGCGCTGATGGAGCTCGCCACCCTCAAGGAGGCGCTCGACAAGGCCGCCCAGGGTCAGCGCAAGATCGAGCAGGACATCGAGAACGCGCGCCAGAAGGCGATCGAGGAGGAGTACGAGCTCCGCGCCAAGGCGACCGGCCGCGAGCTGACCGATGCGGAGAAGATCCGCCTCAAGCTCGACAACGGCTATTACGCCGGCCTCGGCTCGCTCGAGAACATCCGCAAGGCCTTCGAGGGCGTCATCTCGACCTTCAAGGTCCAGGGTGAGGCCTCGAACCAGCTCGGCACCGTGCTGCGCGAGAACACCTTCGGCGCCCAGACGGTGCAGCGGATCAACACCGTCACCGAAGCCATGCAGAAGATGGCCGAGACGATCGGCACGATCGGCAGCGGCCTCAACGGGCTCGACTTCAACCAGATCTCGATGGATGAGGGCCTCGACCGCCGCGGCGAGGCGCGCTTCGGCGTCACCACGGCTGGCGCGAACTTCCGCAACAACATCTCGCTGGTCAGCCAGGATCTCGCCGACTTCCACGCCCAGATCGCCGGCAAGGCGAACCTGATGTCGCGCTCGGAGGGTCGCTTCGGCAACCCGGCCGACGACCAGTGGCGCACGAACAATATCGCCGACATCAGCACGCCGTCCGGCCTCAAGGTCGCGGTGAACAAGCTGTCGGCCGGCTATTTCGAGGGCTTCCTGCGCGAGCTCGAGGAGAGCGGCTACAAGATCTCCTCGATCGGCGGCTTCTCCTACCGCAACAAGATCGGTCGCAGCGCGCTCTCCGAGCACGCCTACGGCAACGCGATCGACATCAACCCGGCCAAGAACCCGTACTCGCAGACCCTCGAGACGGACATGCCGGCCAATATCTCGCTGCTGGCGGCGAAGTACGGCCTCTCCTGGGGCGGCGACTGGAAGAGCGTCAAGGATCCGATGCACTTCGAGTGGACGGGCATGAACCCGCCCGGCCTCGCGCGGAAGGCTGCCCAGTGGCCGCCGAACGGCTATGGCGCCGGCGCTGCACCGACCGCTCCCGCGGCGGCTGGCCCGCTGCCGACCTTCGACAGCGTCGGCATCCAGGAGCAGGTGAACGGCCTCGTCGCCGATCGCGTCGCGCTGACCAAGACGCTCGAGGATGAACTCGCCGAGATCGACAAGCACGAGAAGTCCAACCAGGATCTCAAGAAGGACGTCGCCCGCAACGAGACGCTGAAGGAGCTCAAGGAGGCCGCGGCCGACGCCTCGCTCGATGTCGAGAAGCTCGGCAAGAACTATGCGCGCGTCACCAAGGCGATCCGTGAGGGCAAGCTCGGCAAGAGCACCGATATCGGCGCTCCCGAGTACAAGGACGTCCTCAAGGCGGCCCAGGATCTCGACGCGACCGAGAAGCGCATCGCCGAGACCAAGTCGGCGCAGCGCGCCTCTGACACGCAGCTCAAGGATCTCGAGGCGCAGCGCCTCGACCTGGTGCGCCAGGCCGAGGACGCGCACCGGAAGATGCTGGATCCGCTTCACCGCGAGGCGTCCAGCGCCTATCGCGCGCTCGAGAAGGATCTCGACCAGTATCTCGCCAATGTGAAGCGCGTCTACACCGAGGACAGCGCCGAGTTCCGGAACGCCCAGCAGTTCAAGGCGCAGATGCTGCGCCAGCAGAAGCAGACCGAGCTCACGCAGGAGATGGCGACGGGCGAGGAGGAGCGGCGCCAGCTGCGCCTCTCGCTGATGTCCGAGACGCAGCAGCGCCAGGAGAACCTGAAGCGC